TGCTGGTAACCAGTTTGAATGCGGCTGTTTTCAGCCACTTCAAGCATACCAGGAACTGAAAAAGTATTGTTTCCGGCTCCGGGCAGATTAACCGTTCCTGGGGAAAGTATGGCCGCTAGAATCTGTTTTGCCGTTTCACTTATATCCAGTATCCCTAAACGCATACCGCCCAACTGTCCGGCCAGCACGGTAGCTGTTTCTTCAGTCATGCGGTTTATATCACCTTTCAAAGAGTTCTTATCTTCTGTACTGCCAGGCGCTTTAGTATTGCCGGTAATATCCAGCAAATCTTCATACACGTCTATAGCATCCTGAGCTAAATTATTATAAAGTTCGCGTAGGCGTTCTTTTTCGGCTTCGGTTATGGCAATGCCGGCCTCAGAATCTTCTGTAGCGGCGGCGGCAAACGCTTTGTAAAACTGTTGCATAGCCTGGTTCAGGTATTCCGACTTGAATATGCTAAGGGCGGCGTTAGCCATTGTCTCTTCAAAAAATTCTCCAAGTTGCTCTATGCTTGGTTTGCCTTTCTGGAAGAGATTGGCAAAAGCATCTACAAACGCGTCAGAAGAAATGCCCAAAGCAATTTCCTGCGCCTTTTTGCGGTTCTCTTCTAACAACGCGTCAATATCGGCTCCCTCCTCTTTTAATTTTTGGAGTATTTTAAAAAGCTCCTGCGCCCTCTCGCTTAATTTCCCTGCCAGGAAAAGTTCTTCTATTGCATCATAAGACAAGCCGCGCAAACTAGACATAACATCTACCACACGGGTTTTCTGCCCGATACCTAATATGCCGCCGTACTTTTCGGTTTTCTGCCCGGAAACATACTGCTGTTTTTGCAGTTCCTCTAAAACTTTTTGGTAATCCTGGGTAGCTTTGCTGGCCTGTTCATTCAGGAACCGAGCTTGCTCCCGGAGGCCGCTCATGGTTTCGGCATTAATATCCTGCTGCACCCGTAGCCGCTCCCGGTATAATTGGTTTATCTCAAACTGAGCATCATACTGTTGGCGGTTATATTCCTCAATTTGACGCTTTGCTTCCTGAGCCGTTCTTTTTGGAGCGGAAAACACAAAGTCAAAAGCTTTCTGCAAATAAGACAAGGTGCTTTGCAGGGCTCCGCCAAAATCACCCGATAAAATAGACGCCCCTGCGCTAAAGTAATCCGTGGCAATATCTCCAATTTCAGCAGCGGTATCTAACGAATCAGCCAGGGCGCCGTTCATTTCCCGCACAGAATTAGCTGCTGCCCGGAACCCCTGCGAAATCTGGGCTACGGTGTTGCGTAATAAATTGGCCTGGCCGGCAGCATCTTCTAAGGAATCAATCTTTTTTATCCCAAACAGTTTTTGCCAGGTTAAATCAATACTTTCTAAAGTCTGGTTTACCTCAGCCAATTCTTGGCGCTGCTGTTTTATTTCAGCCGTAGATAGTTTTTCGTTTAGCAGGCTATCTTCTAAAAGCTTTTTTCGTTCCTGTAGTTTCTGGATATAGCTTTCATCTACCCCAACATTTAATACCAGTTCAAAGTCATCCAATTCCGTTTCCAGTTGTTCTCGTAGGGTACCCGATATATCCGCATTTTTAAGGGCAGCTTTAGTGGCTTCTATCTGGGCGCGGGCCTGGTCTTTGGTGTAGCGGATAACGGCTTGGTTCAGCTTTTCGTAAATTTTCGTTTTTTGAAAGGCTTCATCTTTGGCAATATCTATCCTTTCGGCTTTTTGCCTTTCCAGTTCTTGTAATTCCCGGTCTAAATCAGGCCCGGAGCTTCTTTCCCGTAATTGTTCTTCTTTTTTGCGGTATTCGGCATCAATTAAAGCAAGCTTCTGGTAGTAGGTCTGCGCGGCCTGGGCTAAGTCCGTATAAAACTTATCATAGCTGGCCTGGTCAGCCTTATTCACATCTTCCAGTGCCTTGGTAAAGTTTTCCAGCCGGGCGCGCATATCCCCGTTCATTTTATCAGCCGGAATACCTAAAGAGGTTATTTCCCGGATTCTGCTTATCAGGAAGTCTTTATAAGAATCAAATTCTGCCTTTTCTCCTCTAAACCTTTCTTCGGCTTTTTCTTTTCCTAAAGCTGTTTTATAATTCTCATATTCCGAAAATATTTGTTTTTGCCGCTCGGTCTCGATTTTTAGCTTTTCGGTTTCCTGCCGGTAGATGAGTTGTGCTTCGGCCTTTTTTCGCAAGTCTTCAATAGGGGCAACAATCTTTATTTTGTTTTTCGGGTCGCGGTTAAACTGGGCAACATCGAAGGCTATTTTCTTGAATTCATCATTTAAAGCTTTACGGGCCGCTTCATCCGGGCTAAGGTTTTTAACCTCATATTTATCTTTCAGGGCTTGGATGCGTTGCATCATATCTTCGTATCTTTTCAGATAGTCATCAATGCCCTTGCTGTCTTTATCCGGAGTTAAATCTGCACCCTTTTTTACCTGATTATTAATTTCACCGGCTAACCTTAGCGCCTCTTTGTCTAACCGGGTGTTATCTTTTTTGATTTTGGTCTGTTCTTTCAGGTTGTCCTCAATCCTTTTTTGGGCTAAATAAACCTCTGTTTCTGCCACCACGTTACCACCAGCCCCGGCGCCGGTTATACTGGTACTGCTTCCTTTGCCGGCCTCTGCTCTAAACCTTATTGCCTCGGCTAGTTTTTCTTCATTCTTTATTTGTTCTTCTTGCAGGTCGATTAGTTTTTGTTCATTATCTAACCTTAAGGAGGCATTCTCTGTAATTTTGTCCTGCGCTGCACGGGCGCGGCCTGTTGCTAATATCGAGGCAGATAGTTTATCGTAAGCGGCTTGAGCATTGCCCGCTAATATTACTTCTGTTTTTATATTGCCTAAATAATCGGGATATTGGTCTTGTAAGGCTTTAACCGCATCCCGGCGCTTTTCCATCGATATGGTGGTATCTTTGGCAACCGCAAACAATGTTTTTAATTGGGTTATTTCTTGCTGAGCACTTTGCGCCCCTTTAACCATTACATCGTTAAAACTTTTACGGGCTTCTTTGGCTTCGTCAATTTTTGCTTTAAATAAGTCAAGGTTTTTTACCCATTCCAGCAGCGGTTCAGTTACCAGGTCTACCAACCCAATCAAACCAATGCCGGGAAGGAAAGCCGCAATGGATTTCAGGCCCGAAAATAATTTACCCGCTACGTTGGTGCTTTTACCGATGGAGTTGCCCAAAGCATCGAAACCCTCTTTCCCCGCATTTTGCAGCCGGTTAATTTCGCGGGTGGTTTGCTCTAATTTTTGGTTATACTTGACAATATTGGCCGGATTGGTGGCATTCTGAATAGCGTTTTTATACAGCGTGGCCGCTTTTTCCAGCCGACCTAAAATACTAAGCTGGCTGTTAAGCGGCCTACCCATCGCATCAAAGCCATTAGCCCCCGCATTCTTAACCGCGCGGATTTCCTTTTCCAGCCGTTCAATTTCCAGCGTGTACTTCCGGATTACCGCCGGGTCGGTGGCTTTCCGTACAATAGCCTCGTACGACTGCATTTCAATCTGGAGTTGCTCAATACTCTTTTTGAACTGCTGCGCTTCTGCTACCGATTTGTCGAAGTTGCCCCCGTCTACGGTTTTCAGGATAGATTTTAATTGGTTTAGCTCGGCTTCTAAGGCGTTTATCTGATTTTTAAGGTCGCCCCCCAGATTCACATCTAATTTAGAAGCGGCGGGTAAATTGTTATAAGCAGATTTTAGCCGGGCCAGTTCTTTGGTTTTGGCCTCGATAAGACCACTACCCGCCTTCTGGAAATCGTTGTTCTTTTTAAGTTCGGCGCTTTGCTTTTCGTAGGCTTGGGTTAAGTCGTTTTCCTGCTTTTCTAAAGCCTCCAGCGAATCCCCGTAGGCTTTGGCATCCACGGCCCCGGCCTTATAGTCCGTTTCCAGTTGCAGCTTCTGGGTTTTAACCCCCGCCAACTTTTCCTGAATCAAAAACAATTCCCGGAAATCTGCTTTAACTTTCTGAATGCCCGAAGTATCGATATTACCTATTGCTACTTTTTGCAAACTAGCCGTTAAGCTTTCTACTTCTTTTTGCAGGGCGTTAATTTCGCTGGTAATAGCCAAGCCTTTGCCGGTTTGCTGTTCCGCCTCGGAAAGCTGGGCGTAGGATAGCCTTAAGCTTTCTATTCTGGCTTCTTTCTCGGTCAGTACTTTTAGCGTGTTTTCCTGCGCTGTAGCGTTGCCCTGTAAAGCAGATGTGCTATTAGCAATGCTTTGGGTTAACCTTTCTTCTGCACTCGCCAAACGGGCTAATTCGGCCTGATACGCGGCGGCATCCCCGGTGGCTTCGTTATAGTTACTGGTAATGTTTACCCTTTGCGCCTGTACCTGGTCCAGTTCTGCAATTTCGTTTTTAAGCTTTTGCAGCTCGGTTATATTTTTATCTATATTTTCGAGGGTTACCCCGGAAACAGTAGCATCCGGTATTTCTTGCAGGGCGGTTTTCAATTCCTGCAAGCTTTTCAGGCTGGTATCAATTTCTTGTTTTATCCCGGTGGTGAAGGTAAACGGATCCGGCGCTTCTACTCCATCAACCGCATTTCTAAGCTTTACCAACTCGTTTATTTTTTCCTGAACATTGCCAAGGGTTAATTCCGGAACGGTAGCCACGGACTTTTTAAGCAGGTTTACCTGGGCTTCGGCTTCGTCGATGTCAGATATTAACTTTTCTCCTACGCCGGATTTTATTTCTGCTTCGGACAGGCTTTCTAATTGGGTTTCCAACCGGGCCAGTTTCGCCGTTTCATCTTCTAACCGTAAGTTTAAATCCGGAACGTTTAAGATTTTACCAATAACAGAAGAAATCTGACCATCAATCTGAGCCAGTTCTTCTTTCACCCTGCCCACAATGTTAATATCTATCTGCTCCCCCTCCGGCAGGGCATCTAAACGGGCTTTGGCTTCGGTGGCCTGCTGGATTAATTTTTCTAGTTCCCCTACCCCCTGCACCTGGATGGCCACGGCAGGAAAATTGGTAAGATTAGATTTAAGTTTAGAGGTGGCCGCTTCGAGTTCTACAATTTTGGCGGTGTTCTCCGCTACCTTTCCAAGTTCTAATTCCGGCACGGTACCCAAACTCTTTTTCAGGTTATCTACTTCGCCGGTCAGTTGGTCGATATTCGCCTGAATCGTTACCCCTAAAGTTAACTTCTGATTTTCGGGCAGACTGTTTAACTGTTGTTGCAGTTTGGTTATTTGGGTTACCCGTTCCTCTATTCCCGAGATGGTTAGCGCGGGTATATCCTGCAAACCGGCTTTAAACTTATCCAGATTAGCGGTTAAGGCCTGAATCTGGCTTTGCATCTTGCCCCCGATTTCCGGATTAATTTTATCCAAATCACTTAAAGAATCGAACTCTTTCCGCAAAAAATTCAGATTATTGATCAGCGGCTGAATATTGCCAATAGAAAGCGTGGGCAGGGTTTTTAGGTTATTTTCGAGGGCTTCAACCTCATTATTGATCCGCTTTATTTCATGCTCAACTTTACCCGTTAAATTCAGGTCTACATTCGTATCCTGATTTAATTTCGCCAGTTCCGTATTAAGGGCTACCAGTTGTGCTTTCTTCGCGTCAATCTCACCCAAGGTCAGCGCCGGCAGGTTAGACAAGATACTGTCTACCTGTTTCAGTTCTGCTTCTAAAGCGTTAATTTCCGACAAGGTGTTTTGCCCGATAACCGAAACCTTTTCGGTATCGCTTAAAGCATCGAAAGAAGCCCGGAGAAAATTTATTTTATTCGTGCTGGCCTCTATACCCTCCAAAGTAAGAGAAGGCATAGAAGAAAGGTTGTTTTTTAATTCTGTGGTTTCGGTTTGCAGTTGGGTTAATTGCCGCAACATACCCGAACTATCAAACTGTAGTTTGCTGATTTCGGCAAACTGGTCCCGCATGGCCTGGGTCTTTTGAGTCAGGGCATTACCGCCGTCAGTAGCCAGGCCGGTAAACATGCCTTGTATGTTGCGGATTTGCCGGGCCAGAGCATCCATATCGTTGGTAAGTTTACCCCCGATTTCTGGCGCCTGTTGGTCGGCGGTGCTCAGGTTGTCGTAAGCCGCTTTTAATTCGGCTATACGGGCAACCCTCACGGCTACGGCTTGGCTAATAGATTTATGTACTGCCTCGCTTTGCTGGACGGCAGCGGTTTCGCGGGTGATGGAATTGGTTAGTTCTTTTTCCTGGATATTCAGTTTTTCCAGCTCCTCCCGGTATACTTTAATGTATTTGGAAACATCCGGATTAGCGGCTTTCAGTTCGGTTTTCTCAACCTTAACCTTGTTCAGTTCCTTGTATTGCGCCTCCAACCTGGCGGCGGCAGCGGCCCGCTCTTCGAGTATCTTTGTTTCGGCATCCTGGCCCCGCTGTACGGTTTTCTCCAGGCGGGCAATATCAGCCTGTACCTTTTGGCCCGTAGGTGTTTTTAGTTCGGTTTCGGCTAGTTTGGCGTAGATAGCCCGTAGCTTTTCCAGTTCTTTAACTTCTGCCTGTACCTGGCTTTGTCCTAATTGGGCGTCTTTAGCCTTTAGGCTTTCGCTGGTAGCTTTAATCTGTATCTTTAAGGCTTGCTCCTGCTCGTTAAGCAAGGCGAGTTCCTGGCGGTATTTCTGCGCGTTTTTTTGATTGTCAGCAAAGGATGTATTTAACTCTGTTTTCTTAACCTGAACATTGGCAATTTCATTTTGCAGACGCGCTATTTGGGTGTAGCGTTGCTGTATGGCATCCAGGGTTTTAACTTCTCCGGCTAGATTGCCGAAAGCATTACTGGTAATGGATTTAAAAGCCCGGTCTAAACTTTCAATATCGTTTTTTAAGCCTGCTATATTTGCCTGGATAGCCTGGCCCCGGTCGCTGTTTTGGGTGGCCGTATCCATGCTTTTGTAAGCCGCGGCCAATTGCTCTATTTGCTTGCGCTTGGTTTCTATAATCTCATTCCCTACTTTTTGCAGGGAATCCGATTTGGTCAATTCCTGACTAACTTTAGCAATGGCCTCAGCTAACCGTACTTCTTCTTCCTGTAGCGTCCTGATATTAGAAGCATAATCAGCTTGTGAGGTATTCCCGGCGGCAAAAGCAGCGTTTAGCTTATTTTTATCTTCGGCCACCTTTTGCATTTGCTTTTGCAGGACAGATAATGCCCCTAAATTTTGCTGCGCATCGGTAGAAAGTTTAGAGTACAAACCCCCCGAACTTAACAGCATATCGTTTACCTCGCCCTGGGTAGCCCGAAGTAAAGCTAATCGTTTATTTTCTGCATCGAACAGCCGGCGGTTTGCGGCCAGCATGGTATCAATGCTTTTTAAATAATCGTCGTCCTCGATACTGGCGCTAAAATGTAATCCAGCTCCATTTACGTCTAATGATTCGTCTGCCATGTAATTAATATTTGACGTAAGTTCCGGCTATTCGAATAAAGGGAGGATTTTAGTTTGTGGGTATTGGAAGATAGTAAGGAAATAAAAAAGCCCCTGGTTATAGGGGCCTATCAAATAGTTTTTTGGTAAGTTCTTCTGCTTCTTTTCTTTCCTTCACCTTTTTAGGATTATCTTCGTCAGGTGTAAATATCACTTTACTATAATGTAGCGCGTGAACTTTTCCCTCTTCATCCTCAATCAAGGCTCTTAAAGCCTTGCCTTCTCCGGTGTCGTCTGCATCGTAAAACCAACGGTGAAAATAACCCTTTTTTATTTCACTTGTGGTTTTAATATAGCCTCCTTGCTCGGTATTAACCTGAGCATTAAAAGTTACAACCCTATAATCTTTCATACTTTTAATTTTGGTGAGCCTAAATATAAAAGTCTCTGACAAATAAGAAACAACCTTAAAAATAATTATTAATTATTGTGCAAACCTTTTTGCACTTGTGCGTATAAGTATTTATATTTACATCAGAGAAAGGGCGAAATCATATAACGGGGATATGCGCTGCCTGGCAACAGGAACGCCCCATAGAGGAAGCCGGTGCCTTAGAGCCGGTGGATATAGGCTGATAGAAAGGGGTGGTAGCCGGTGCGATTCCGGTGTAGGGATAGCACACCCGCCTAATGGTCTTTCCGGGTTCGAGCCCCGGCCTTTCTACAAACATTGGTGGTAGTGCATTAACGCGCAGGATAGTCAAAAATAGGGTATGGATCCCCCGCGTTTAAACCGGATTCAGTGCGCTTTTCCCGATACATGCGCCTCCGAAACTTGCCGAGGTGGGCTATGGACGCTCTTAAACTATAGGAAAATCGAATGCAGCCATTAATTCGTAAACCGGAGCCGCGTTAGTGCTCCGGATTTTTTATTTAAACTTATGCCAAAAGAACTTAACTTCGAAACCCTTGCCGAATTTATAGAAAATCTACCCACGGCGGCAAAGATTGAAAAAGAAGCTGGATTGCAGCAAGGGTATTTAAGTAAAATTCTATCTAAGACAAGACCATTAACCGAAGAAACAAAGGCAAAGCTACTACCTGTATTAAAACGATATAATTTTTGAGATATGGAGATATTTATTATTACTATATGCGTTTTTTTTGGCGTTGTGGGCGTACTATATATTGTTTGAAAAAGAGATAAAAACCCTCTTTAGAAAATCCAGACAGACTAATCCTGAGGTCTCCAAAATTGATACTACTCGGGAATTTATATATAATGCACAGAAAGGGGAATTTAATCAACCACCCACAAACTAACCTATTATGCCAGAAATAAAAGACCTTCCCGCTTTCCTTGAAAAACTGCAACAGGAAAGCATTTATACTAAGGATTATTCAAAACCACCTCAAATAAAGATTATCCAAACAGTACCTATTATTAATGCAAAGCGCATTCCCCGCAAAGCAAAGAAGCGCAACCGGAAGCAACTGGCGGCAATGATGGAATATGTAAAAAATAATCCTTTACCTATATTTGGAAAACCTGAATATTTGAAATATTAAGCCATGACAGAAATAAAAGACCCCGAAGCGTTAACCATAGAATTAGCAGACAGATATTTGCCTCCTGTTTTTAATGAATGGATGCGCTTTATGCAATCAGCAAGTAAAGAAGCTGTTATATTCCTTTTCCCCACACCTTGCCACCTAGAAAAGTGTATTTCTGAATGGCGTAAAGAAGAACCGAAGGAGGCATATAATGTCTTGCGTAGTTGGTTTGACTCGCATCTGCTAGAAGTGGAAGATAAAAGAGATGCCAGGGCAATTAAAATCACCTTTACTTTTAAGAATTAACTTTCTTGCCATTAACCAAACTTAGCATTTCAGCTTCTAAATCCGGATTTCTATCATCCATATGAATAACTTCGGCCTCGCCCTCTTTTTTCTTTTCTTCGCTTTCGTATTTAGGAATAGCCCCTAACTTTAGAATAGCGTTGTTCCAACTCATCCCCCACAATAATTTATCAGGGTCGTATCTAAAGTATTTTTCTATGCCGCCAAGGGTTTCCCAGGGACTGATGGGCTTGTTTCTCTTGGGCTGATTATGTCCATCCCCGCTATCGAAACAATAGTATTTGTAAAAGAACTTACATCAAAGTTTTTCACCACTTCCACCCCGGCCAGACACAATTCTTTTAACTCCATGTCCTTAAGTTCCTGTATTAGCGATTCTGGCGGCTCCTGGCGGCTGTTTATAATACTAACCGCTACAATATAAGCCAATGTATCTACGTGGCCTATAAGCAATTTAAACATATCTCTCAAGATGGCATCTGAACCCTGTCTGATTGCGGCTTCTGGTATGGTTAATATTTTTTGAGATACCCGATAAGCATTGCCGGCGGTTATTGGTTTAAGGGTGTAGGTTTTACCCTTTGGCTTGTAAAGCTTTAATTTTACTAAGAGCTTGGTAAGCCTGTTTTGTGGGTGGGCAGGAACAGAAATGGTATAATACGGCTTTTCTAAAACCGTATCAATGGCTTGGTGCAGGACTTCATTCATAATGCAGGGTTTTTATACCTAAAAAGCCCGAACATCTCCGGGCTTTTTATTTAAACATTCAACGCACTACTGCTTTGCGGGGTCAGCCTCCTTTTTTTTGGCATTAGGGTCGGTTGCGCGGCCAGCGGCTATTTCCCAACTGCCAATCCGGTCTGCAACTTCTACGGTCTGGCCTGGGGCTACATCCACGTATTCGCCTTTGATATTGGCAATTCTTATTTGCTCTTTAGCTGTAATTTTCATCTTTATCTAATTTGAAAAGTAAACAATAATTTAAAATTAGGTAATTGACATTGGCTCTACGCCGTCTTTATCTGGGGCCAGCATGGTTCCGGTCATGTCTAATCTACCCGCCTCACCGGTGTTAAATACTATCCCTAATTTGGGGAAGATACTTAACTTGTTTATGATAATTACCCGGCCCGCTGGCGTGGTAAAACGTACGGTTTTGATTAACTCCGGCTGGTTAAGCGGAGCTCGCCAGGTCTGATTCGGTGCAGTACCGGTTAAGGTGCCCCCCATAGCGGTTTGGACAGCCGGCGGGTCTACGTTGTGGGTAGAAAACGTTACAGTGGTATCACCGGACACCGAGCTAGAAATAATCGGCTGCGTCTTTTCTAAAACCCGGATAGCAGTAACCGTAGGGTCTCCTGTTGTAATAGCCACGGTGCCCGGTATTGAATCAGAGAACGGTTCTACGAAAACTGTCCCCGGCCCGCCGTCTGGTGCTAAATCTGCCCACTCAATTTTTGCAAGCTCATAGATATATTTAAACTGTGCCATTTCTTAAAATTTAATATTTTGAATACTTCTTTTAAATTCTTTAAATATTTATGCTATTGAATGAGACCCGAAAGCTTTGGTAATGCTGGTAATTCTCATCCGGGAATAAGTTGTCTTGTTGCACTCTAAATGTATAATTCGGCATTTTTACCACCTTTAAAGCTTGTTCTGCTAACAGGGATAATTCAGCTAATCGTTTTATATTTGGCTGGCTTTTGTCCTGCTGCCCATTAAAAGTCAAAGTCAGGTTAGGTACAAAGAGATTCACGTTTAAAACTCCCTGCTGAATACTGTTTCTGTTCAGCGTAAGGGAGTTTACAACTACATCTTCCCTATCCGACCCGGTTGGTCGTTGGAACCGGTACAAACCACCATTTGGCTTTTTTAAGTCCGTGAAAAGGACGCTCGTTTTAAGATGCTGGTAAACTATTTCTACTGCTTCTAAAGAGGTCATTTCCCTAAACTTGCAAACGCTGTTCTTAACTGATTTTCTGCCTCTATGCTACTCCCGGTTATTACATCCCGGCCCCTACTTTCTACCTGAGCGGCGTACTGCATCCCGGCTACTCCGATTAAAACATAACCTTTCTGGTATTCAGGATTGCTGGCTAGGTGCCTGATATAAGCTTGCCCTTCAGCTACCCCGGCCAGGCTTCCTACAAAGCCGCCTATTGCCACTTCTACCCCATTGTGAAGTATCAAATATCCAATAGAGGCCCGAAGATTACCGGTTATGTCGTTGTAGTCTCCGTTCAGCCTGGCGTTCCGGACAAAGGTTTCTCCGATAAAAATTAAGCGTTGAATAATGGCTTTGTCCATCCTTTGCCCGAATCGTTCCTGGAACATACGGCGAGCCTTTTGCTCGTTATAGTTGGATTTTAAAGCCAAAACCGGGTGCTTAACTGCCCCTTCGCAAACCTTTCTACCGTTCCCGTTGCCCGGACTAATAACCCATCGTAAATGGTTACCTGTTGGCCTATGGGGATTACCGGACAATCTAAAGGCGCATACACCACCCAGCTAAAAACTAAATTCTGGCCGTCTGTGCTTTTGCTAACCCCGCCCGTCTGGCTGTTGGGTGCTACTTCCGCTCTACAATCGTGTTCTATGGTGGTGGAACCCGCATCAGGTGTTATCCAGTGCCCGGTTGCGTCCTGCACCGCTTCCGGTGCTAAAGATTGGTACACTAGCCGATGCGGGTATTGCTTTACCTCCATATTACCACAGGTGCGATGCGTCGCGGATAACCGGTTGTTCGCCGGGAACTTCTAAACCTAAAGCCTTTGCCAAAAAAGAAAGCCTTGTACCAATACCAGAGTTATTATATTTGATAGTGTACCCGCCCTCGGAAATTGATTCCACAAATACAGGGGAGGAAAGCAGTTCATACTCGACCGCGTAAACTTTCAATTTCGCGTCAGGAGTATATTCTGCTGCTCCGTCTATATCAGAATCAATCAGGGCTTTGTCTATCAGTAAGGGGTCTACACCCAACGATTTGACTGATAAGGACAGGGCTTCTTTAATGGTCATTAGAAGTTAGCTTTTAGAATATAAATATCTTCAGCCGCCTCAAAACCAGGGATTGCAATAGAATCTCCTGCGGTGTATTCGCCCCATGGGAAACGGGTCTGCCATTTGGAAACCATTGTCCGGTTAACAGAAGCATAATCAACATTGTCAGCTGGTTCCAACTCTTCAATGTGATATGCGTTGTGTATAATACCCAAATTTCCAGAAGGCACGAAAACCATGTTGTTTTCATTAAAAGGCCTATGAAAAACCCTTTTATTCCCATCTGTTTCGATTGGGATTGTCTTATCAATAATCCGGAAGTTAGGGAGGCGATTGGCAGTCATGTAATCGTTAAACTGCTGAAAGCCAAATACTGCCCGTGCATTAGAACCAGGGTTGTAGAAAGCCTTCATTTCATCTAAAAACTCTTTGTTAACTTTTAATTTGTTCCACAAAGAAGGAGTTAATAAAATGTTGCCAAATGTTTTACCTGAGTCCTCTACCACCTTATTGATGTAGGTTACCGGGGTAGCCGTTGCATCACTTAGGGATTTCGCCGCTTGAGTAATGTTCTCTTCAGGTGTTCCGATAGAAACGGTTTCGTGTGTAACACCATCCGGATTATTATTCGTGTCAGTAACCAGCCACCCATTAGAAAGCCCTTGCTGAAACATGTAGTCTATTCGGTTGTCAACCGCATCAACTACATATTTCATATCTTTGGTGATAAAGTTTAAAATTTGGTTATTTTTTGCTTTATCTATTCCCGGCATGTTGCGCAAGGCCAGATATTCCCGGTATTGCTTCTGCCCTAATGAACGCTTTACTTTAATCGCTGGAATATCACCATCGGCTCTTGCTGGTGCAATTCTACCTCTTAAAGGGTGTAAAGCTTCTATTTCTACAATGGATGCCGCGGGTGCTACCGCTTCGCTTCCTAAAATTGTAGAATAAGTTAAGCCTATGGAGGGGTCACCATAAGTCATAAACTCCCGGAACAAGGGGCGCTGCTCCCGTGCCTCCAAGGCTTTAGCTATGACCTCTATATTTTCAGCATAAGGTCCGAAAATAGATTTATATCTTTGTTCTTGTTCTGCCATTGCTTATTTCTCCTTAGCGGCTTTGTGAAAAAATGATTAATGGCAGGGCACTAGCAGCGGCAGTACCGGAAGGAATGCGCCGTGCATAAACGGTTCCCCGTAACACTACCGATATAAAAGTATTGTCCTCTACCAGGGTGTGGTCATAAAGCAAGCCTTTAGGCGTAGCAACAAAAGCGCCGGCTGATGCCCCTGATGCTGCACTTTCAAATAGTGGCGCTCCTGTTGTCAATGCGCCAAGAGAGGTGCTCACTGTAATAGTGTCGTAATTGGCGTTGGTAGTATCTATAGCTGTAATTGCATATGATTTACCACCCACTAAATTGGCCGCCTTGTCTCCTACTATAAATGAGCCCTTTTCAACCTTGTAGGCGGTTGCTCCATCGGCGGCATCTTCTACCACGGTACCACCGCGCATAACGCGAGCAATACGAGTAGCCTCATCGTAGCTAACAAGGGAACCAGATTTCAAGACTGAGCCCAACGTATGGCCGGTTTTGTCCAGCGTGAAGCCGCCTTGGGCAACCTCATGCACTAACTGGAAGACCGGAAATTCGCCTGACAAGCTTGGTCTGCGTTTTAATCCTGAAAATCCCATTTTTCAATTATTTAGGTTTTATTTAATTCCTTTAGCAAATTCTTCCACTTCTTTTTTTACTGCACTACTGGAAGAGTTAGTGCCAGCTGTTCCTCTGGCTGTAGCACCCGTACCCAAATTGCTGTTCACCTCTTTTTGCCTGAAGGCCGTGTATTTGCTTTTTAAGGCTTCTACATGGCCCGGTATTTCATCCGGAGTTTTAGGTAATGGAGCGAGCCCCCAATAATCTTCGGGTACATCGTTTCCAAAACCAGTTTTTAACTGCTCGTAGATGGTGGCTTGCTGCTTTTCTGCCTTTAAACCCTGCAAATCCTGCTTTAATGCCCTCATTTCTTCAAGCATTAGGGTAAGCGGGTCTTTGTCCTGCGGTGCAGGTGTAGGGTCGTTTGGCGTTTGGGGTGTTGCTGGCTCGGCGGGTTTTGGAGTTTTATTTACCTGGGCTTCTAATGTCCGTATGCGGTCATCTTCGCGGGCGGTATCTGCATAAGGGAAATACCTGTTGCGGGCCTCAATAGCCTCTAAAACTGTCGCTTCGTCTGCACCTTCTGGGAGTAATTGGAGAAGTCTATCCGCCTCGGCGTCTATCCTTTTTGTCGATAAATTCACACCTGGAGTTTTAGCTATGAAAGCTTTCAGTTGTGCCTTTACCGTTTCTTTTTCTACAGCCATTCTTTTTTAAGTCGTTTTTAATACTGACCTAAAAATATTAGCATATATTCGCATTTTCCCTATGTGGTTGGCAGGGATAGATAGGTACTTGTGAGAGGTAATAAAGAAGTGAAAAACAGAGGGTTTGTAGGTATAAAAATGAAAAAGCCAGCCCTATTTCTAAGGCTGGCTTTACAGGGGAAGGACTTTTACCTTCAATAGCATTGTACACTACTATTTTTAATACCTAAAGCCGGAATAACACCGCCTGGTGCCCCGTTATCTTTAGCGTATGCGTCTATCTTTCCGCCACCCTGTTTTTTATTCTGGTGCTATCCACTTACCATCTACTATACTACCGCCGAAAGTGTTTTTTTAAATGTTCGGGGTTAATTCCTTCAACCTCTAAAGTTAGCCGTTGTTCTAAGTTGCCGTTTTTATCTACTGCCAATGGCTCCGGCTTTATTTCTACTTTGCCTATTACCTGGCTAAAGGGTTTCTTTTCTTCCATCTTTACTTAGGGGTAAATCTTAAATTTAATCTTTTGCCATACCCTTGGCTTTTAAACCTGTTTAAGTCAGTTTCAGAATTAAGAATAAATGTTGCTTTGCCGCCCATATTATTTCTTAGGAATATTTTCCCCTTGCGGTTCATATAATATTCCCATTCTATTGGTTCGGGCGGGGTAACGGGTACAGATTGGTAGGTTTCAAAGCCGGGGTGGGTAGTGCCTACTACAATTTCTTTTAAGCCGTAAGGTTGTTGTTCTTTCATGATTATTCTTTACCTGTAATTAATGGATGGTCAGAACCCAACATTGCTACAATAGCTTCGGGCGGTATACCTGTTCTTTCTGATTCTTTCAAAACTGGATATTGCACATGTGCAGGCAAAGGTTCAAAAGATATTTTGGTTTCTTCTGATTCGCTGGTTTCTGATATTATTTCTTCAATCTCACCAGTAAACAAATTTTCTAGTCCTATTTTTATTTTATTTTCTTCCATCTTTGCAGGGGTTAGATGATAATACAATATGTTTGGCCTTCAATAAAATCAGATTCATCAAATTTAGCCATATAATCCTCCATTACATAAGTGGTGGACTCATTAATGGTATCGTATCTTTCATCCCTTGGATTATATAAAATACAATCTAAATCACCAAATTCTGATTGCACTTTCTGTAATTCTTGTATTAGTTCAGATATTTTCATCTTTGCAGGGGGTTATAACCGAATATACGAAATAATTCTATTCTACGGCAGTAAACATTGCTTTTAGTTTTTCTTTTACCAAAGGTTCAAATTTACTTGGATAAGGTATATCGTTAAGCATATCTGTAGTTTCTAAGGGAAAAATAATTTTACCTTTAAGAGAAAGCCCATTGCCCAATAAAAAGTATTTTATCTCTAAGCCTAAATTCGTTTTAACCGGCATCTTATTAATGTTGATATCAAAACTTAAAACCTTAACTTTAATATTCCTGATTGATATTTCCATTATTCTGCTAAAACTGCTTTAAAATACCTAGGGTTATCTTGAATGAAAAGTGGCTTTGATTTCCATCCCTCTATTCTTTCCGCATTATCTACTATCCATTGCTTTGCTCTCGGGTGTATGTCTTTTACCTTATCAAACTTAAAATTGGCATCGGTGCCGGCTAAAATAGCATTCTCGTATTCTTTGTATTGTTCTAAAGTCGGGAGCAGCGGAACCGAATAACACAGGCACCGGATATGAAAGCCAGTATGCTTGTAATTAGGCGGGAATATACCTACTAAACGGTCGCACATATCATATTTGGGATGGGAGTTGGATAGTTTAACCTCTACTCCGAGAATAAATTTAGTATTAGTCCAGCGTTCATGGTCGGCGGTACGATAAGCCCGGTTAGTTTCGTGAGCAGTAAGGCGTAACGCGTTTTTAAAACTTGACCTATAAACGCCGGCACCAGGGCGATATTTGCGTGCCGGTCCAGACAAAGACAGCCTACCCTTCGCATCCTTTACCCTTCTAAACAGTTTATCCGGTTCCTGTAAAAAGTGCTTCATCTCGGCCGCCATTTTCTTAGCGCTTTTACCCTCAGAAATCCCCGCGTAAAGCTCTTTCTCTATTTCCTCATAGAATTGCCCGTGTAACTTCCAAACGCGTTCTGACAGCGGTATACGGCGGGTTTTCAGGTTAATAAATTCCTCTATGGCTTCCGGTTTGTTTTTCATCTGCTCCAGTACCCGTTCCGATACTTCGCCGTAAGCTTCTTTTAAAACCGCCTCGTTTTTGGCTTCTGATAAGGCCCACTCTTTGCGAATACTGCGGGTTATGATACCGTACATCCTGTCTCTAAAGCGCAGTAGTTCTTCTTCTATCCGGGCTTTGAGTACAGGGTAATTGGATAGTTTAAACACTTCGTTGGCAAAGGTTGTAAGGGCTACGTATTGAAAGATGGTGTCAATAGTAGATAAGTATTCCTGCTCTACTTCCTTTTGGTAGGTGTGGAGGTTGTTAAGGTGCTGCTTTTCGTATTCGGTGTTAGCGTCTACAGCCATTTAGGAGGGTCAGATTTAGGAGGTTTTATATTGACAGCTATTAAAAGGATTATGGCAACAAAAACAGTAATCCAGGAACCTAATGATGTAGCAGTACCCAAAAACACATCCTTCCAACTCCACTTTTCTGAACCAGTATCATAAATATGGTTTTTAAAATAATATCTTAAGGTGTAATAGCCAGCAAAATAGCCCACAATATAAATTATTACCCACTCCATCTTTATTCTGATTTTAAGTTTTCGTAATGACCGGGAGCGGCGGTGTTCTTGCCGTAGGGAATGGAGCGCTTTATTTGGGGTTGTACCTCTACAATTCGCATTCTTAAGCCAAAACCAGACAATTTCACCTCTTCAAAAGTGTGGTTGTGTAACTCGCCCAATCTTTCATATTTTATTTGTGCTTCTTCGTATTCAGTCCAACTAACTAGCACCCCATCTACATAGTGGAAAATATTTGCATTATCTCCGGTAACAAAAAAGCTTTTAGTATTTTCACCTATGCTTAAAGCGTGTTCAATAATCCATTCATTAGGCATATTAAACAAACTGTTCTTTTCTCCTACCCTTTCGGCATTAATGGCCCGGCCATGTTTTTTTATTTCATCCATTGAACCCCGAACCCATTCCCGATACTGAACATCTTCTTTGGGTTGGCCTTCTAATTGTAATCCCAATAATATTGCGTACATAATGCAGGTTATTAACTATATAGTGAAACAAACGTATAAACCGGTATGACCTTCGCCGATTCAAAAAAGCTATTCATCCAATACCGCAAGCAGTTCCAGATTGCGTATGTGGCTGCTTTGGTTTCGGTAGGCCGGATTCTGAATGTTTAAGCAGCTTTTCGTGGCTCTACATAAAACCTGCTTTCACCTTGCCCTGGCTTCGGCTTTAACCCTAGCTGCTTTTGAAAATCTTCATCGAAGGGCGGGATATCATATTCACTTTCTGTACACAAAGGAGTAGCCAAAAGGATAGCGCCGAAAATAATAGAGGCAATTGTTAAAACTGCCCCTATCCCAATAATCCACCACATAATTAAGCGGCTGGCTGTTCAGTGTCGATTTCTTCTACTGGCAGGGTTACTTCCGGCGCCGTTGGCAGCGATGGTCCTACTGCCGGGGCTTCGGGTTCGGTAGGCTCAGTAGGTGTTTTCGGCTGTTCTGCAACTGGTTTCCAGTTGGTTTCGCTACCGTGGGCAGCCATGACCAAATACTTTTCAACCGTAGCCGCTACTTCGGCGCGTTCAGTTTCGCGGGCCATAGCTAAGGCTTTGTCGAAGTTTTTAGCCAGGTGCTTCTGGTTTTTCCGGTTGTTGTCGAAAGTCTTTTCTTTTTTGGTTTCTTTTGTTGCCATGATTTTAAAGGTTAGAATTTAAATAAGCGTAAACCGACAGGCTTACTACTGCTACCACTACCACAAAGGCAATGGCCGAAACAATTTCAAGGGTAGAATTTTTCATATAGTTAGATGGTTAGTGTTACTCTTTTTTGTGCCTGTTCTTCTTTTACATTTTTCAAAACAGTTTTAGGCTCCTTAACATATGGGTGCTCCATTACCGCAGTTTCCAGGTCTATTAGGTCTGTTCCTGGTAAAGAAGCGCTCAGGTTTTCTATTTTCTTGCCGTCTATTTCGAGTTGCTCTAGTTCGTTTTCCGGCATAAACAATTCGAATTTGGGGGTAATAGTTAGATTGGTAGCGGCTTGCAGGGTTATATTAACTTTTGCCATACCGGCTTTGATGAGGTTTACCCGGCGCTGGATACACTCACCAAAGTAATCGTCTTGCTTATCCTTTGCTTTACCGTGCGCATCCATAAACATTAATTTTATAGCTATCCCGGAAAGATTACCTACCCCCTTCATTTCCTTAAATGTGATATTGGGTGTTTGGGTAACCGTGTAGATTATATCGAAAAGGGTTTCTATTTCCAGTTTAATTGCTTCGGGTGCCTGGTTCCAAGTCAGGTAATCCATTTCGGCCCCATCAGTTAATTCAAAGATTTGGCCGCTTTCCCCTTTGCTGGCAAAACCAGTTACTTTTCCTTTTACCTTAACTTTTGGTGAGGCAAAATAATCGTTCGTGTCCGCGAAATTGGATAATAGCTTTTCCAAGCGTTCAATAGCCCACTCCACATCTGCCCACTCGGAACGAGGCTGGTAGTAGTAAATAATGGGAATTTTACCGAAAATATTTGTTTCCTGTTTTTCTAACACCCATCCCGAATCTTGACTAACAAACTGGTAAGTAAAATCAGCAGTGTATAAGTCCAGGTGTTCCGTTTCTTTTCCTTCTGTTTTGATTTTATACCCACGGCCGAAAGCGGTCATATTGCCAAAGTTGTTAAACACTGGATAAAAGGTGTTCCCCTCAGATGGCTTTAATATTGTTACCCGCATTCTTAAAATGCTTTGCGGGTTGCCTAAAGAACCCCAATAGCCGGGCTCTGCCTCCTCCATGTTCCAAAGTTCTACGCACTCCTTCTCGGACATCATACACTTGGCAATGGTCCGGGTTTTGTAGTTTAGTTTATTATCCTCCCATGTTTTTTCCTCCATGGCCAAAAGGGTTTCCTGTTCGGTTGTTTCCGTTTTAGCTAACAACTCCACCGGCGTAGCGGTAAAAGAAGCTGCCCTGCCTACAATCAGCTTTTGCAGAGCCAAAGGAATACGGTTTACATATTCTGTTCCCTGCGCTAGTTCCGGCGTACCGTCGGCCTTTAAAACACCAGTGGGCTTCCATACTTTTTTATCCGGGCGGTGGGCGGCCAGCATTACCTTATGGGTTTCCGGCTCGTACTCTTTGTAGGCAACATCTGACTTTAGGTCTACTTCTTTTGCCTGGACCTTTGCTACTAATTCAGAAGGTTTACTCAGGAGCTTCTTTAATTCTTCTATTTCCATTATCTTAAAACTGAAAGTATTGAAAGGTCAGCGGCAGGAGCAGTCATATTTAATTTATTCATTGCTATATAGCGGATTGCATCTATAGCGTGGTTAAAGGCATCTACCGGCACATTTAAAGTTTGTCCGGCGCGGTTCTTATCCCATGTATAGTTTCTTAATTCCCGAATGGTGTTCAGGCTGCGGGCAGTAACATAAAATGGCTCTTGTTGGAGCAAGGAAATACCGAAATTGATACTATCGCGGCCCTTGCCTGTACCCACAACATTATGCCCGTATTCCCGGATATCATCTATGCTCTTTGGCTCTGCACTATCAGCATAAATAATAGTGTCGCCTACCTGGAAGGATTTGATTAAGGCGGCTATTTCGTGGTTTTTTAATCCCTTCCGGTAAACCAGTTCATCAAAGATTATTTGATTGTTGTAGCGGTAATAAGCCATTAAGGTAGTAGGGTCGTTGGTGTAGCCAAAGTCCATACCCAAAGCAATTAAGCGGGCATTTTCGGGCAGTTTCTCAATCTGCCGCCAATTGTCGAACACCACCCCTTGCAGGTTGCCTATTTCACCATCAATATAAACCCGGCACCAGTTGGCCCAATATTCAGACTTAATGTTCTTACTATCCGTATGGCTGGCCTCCGGGTCGTAAAAAGCCTTTTCTAGCTTACTATTAAGTTCATCTATGATAGTTTGGGGGCATCCTTCGTTATCGGTGTATTTCAGAAGTAGAAATTCAGCGTCCTTTTGAGGTAATATTTCAGTATGGGCCCAAAACTCATTATCCGGGTTAAAGTCAATCCATACATCCCCCTCGGTACGCATTATAAGGGCATCTGCTATCTCGTAAGCGATGTAATTACCCTCATTGATAAACAAAGCATCTCTTTTGCCGGCGGCTTTGGCCTTACCTACTGAATCAAAGGAGCGAAATTGTAAGCGGGTGTTGTTGGTGAAAGTATAGGTAAGTTCGTTTTTGTTAAACCGGTCCTGGTTCCACCGGTTCGTTTCCTGCATTATTTCCTGGAACTGGCTTAATGCTCCTTCTTTGATTGCCGGTATTGTTTCGGCAGTTACCGTTACTTTAATTTTAGGGCGTTTAATGCAGTAATCCGGAATAACAGCCATTAAACCGAAGGTCTTACCAGCCCACGTGCCGCCCTGAACCACCTTTTTACGGGCAGTCATTTGCAGAATTTTATTTATTGCGGTGGTTCTACGAAACATCAGGAAATAGCGGTTGTTCAGGAATTATGTGTTGTTCTTTTTTATCGACTAAGCCCAAATCTCTGGCTATGATATTTGCATTAAAAACCCCTACTGCTGCGCCTTCAAATTTCTGAGTAAAGATGATTCGCCTAATGCGCGATATGATATCCCAAAAATCTTGATAAGGTTCCTCTTTTTCGTATCTGTAAAATGTATTCTCATCAATATCCAGGAATAAACACAAGCCCGAAATGGTGTAGGGCGTTTCGGTCTCCCGATATACTTTTATTGCATCTTTACCGACCCAATCAGCCTTTACCCATTTTCTGGCATCTGTTGCCTCAAAATATTCACATGCAGCCTCCCAAAGAACTGTAGGGCTTGAGAATATTAAATCCCGACCGTGTTTACTTCTCAACTTCCAAAAAGCGTTCTTTTTAGGCGCTGCCACTATCCGAAAATATTTAACTGTTGCGGGGTTCTTTTCGGGAAAGTAGAAAACACCCGAACCTTATCATTGGCCTGGTGCTGGTGGCGCTCGATTATAAGGGCGTGGGCGGCATCTACCGGCTCGCGGGTTGACTTGTAGGTGTGATACCAGTTAACTACCTGGTGTATCATGTTGGCAAGGCTTTTTTCTCCGCATTGGAGATAAAAGGCGGCTTGTAGTTCCATACCCTGCCAAGTGCGCTTTTGGGTAATGTTGAGAATCTTTTCGGGGTGGAAACAAAGCAGGAGCACCGCTAAGAATTGTTTGCGATGCTCCATTGCTTCCGTTGTGATTTTCCGGCCTTTTAAATCTTCCGGGTTTATGTTTTTGTAGTGGCAAAAGTCCTGTAAAAAGGCAGGGATTAAACCGTAATCTTTAAACACTACTGCCGGCATCAGTTCTTCGTGGGTTTGCACCACAGAGGCGAATACGTCCTTATTCTTTTTGGCTAAGATGTTCAGAAGTACTTCGGCAGTGTTGTGGTCTACTCTTTTTCCAAGTAAATTCATTCGTTATAGAATTAATCTATTAACTCTACGGGAAAGATAGATAAAATCTATATGATTACCAAAAAAAAGTTTAAAGCGGTTATACTTCGATTATATCAATTCCTAAAAGGGCTTTAACCAATCGCTTTTTTATCTGGAACATTTGATAAGGGCCTCCGGATTTCCTGCCCTTCACATCAACATATTCAATCCTGCCGCTGGCATAATAAACTATAAAATCAACTATGTAGGTTGTAATATGATAATCCTGAATTTCGCATTTTAAAGCCTTCTGACGCTCCCAGGATTTTATAACACCCTGACTTACCCAAAAATCAAGAGACATAGCGTAGCGGGCTTCTTTAAGCGAACGATAGGTATTCCCGTTGTATTCAGTAAGCTTGTTTCCCTCCCGGCTTCGCTTGGTCTTCTTTTTCGCTAAAAGCTCCCGGCCCTGTTGGTT